CTATGTTATTTGATTTCGAAGAGCGGGAAACCCTCGACGATTGGGCAGATGCTTACCCGACTCAAACCCGGACCTTTCGGTGGGTAGAGAGGAAGTACGTGAATTTGGGCCTCTTAGGTGGACAAAAGAGAAGTGCCACCAAGGATGATCTAGACCAAACTGATTTTTCAGAGCTTGGTACTCTTCATAGGGAGCTCCACAGGACTTGTCCTGAGGAACTTTGGAAGGGAGTTTCGAACCAGTTTATTTACCAACATGGAAACCTACTTAAAAGTATTAAGGTTCCCTGGTTCGTGCCTGAGTGGGCAGGCGGTGTAGGTTTACACGCGAGTAAGGATGACGTTAGTGAACACGATCTTCGATGTATCACCATAATCAAACGTAATTGGCATGATTGCCATCGTCGTCCTATGCCAATTTCTCTTCACGCGGACTGGAAAATGCACAAAAAGGTGCTAGCCCGTATGGAAAAGATCGCTGTTAGCGATGTGGAGAGAAAGTATGTTGCTGGGAAGGGTGATATGGAGTTTTTTGACTCCGAAGATAATTATTCTCGACTGTATAAGTATTTAACTGTTGAGACACTCTTCTATGTGCCAGAAAAAGAAATGCACGATACCCTCATGGATCGTACTATGGCAACTTTATATAAACTGATGGATAAATATCCATGGTTCCAGCAACGGGTAGAGGGTTGTGATGGGCACCTTGATAGGGCCCTAGCCTTGGCTAATCGTCTCTTTCCATTTGAGATGAATCCAGCACAACGTTTACTAAAACACAACACTCGTGTGTGGGAGATAGCAAGCGAACTTGAATGTCGTGGGGTGTACCCAGACTTGGTCGCTACTTCTTTCGAAGAACTTGCGCACTGTCATATGAAGGAAAACCTTCCTATAATGATCGACGCACAGATCACTCATACAAGAATGATAGACCTGTTTTAAGGCTAACCGGGAATAAAGAGAGCCTGCCCGGGACAGGACTGCCTAGGAGCAAACCTAGTACAATATAAAGGGTCATAAGATGAGATGTATATAAAGGGGGCAAAGTAGTATAGCTGTTAATTCAGTTCACGCGAAATGTGAGGTAAAATCATTACACAAGTGCTGTGTGGTGGGCGCCCAAACCCCGAGCAGTAAGACATAGTGCTTACATATAGAATAGTTTACTCATTCTTGTGGCTCGATTCACAAAAACCGTTATGG